CAACCGTTCTGTAGAGATTGCTCAGTGGCTACTGTTCACAAACCCTTGGTTGCCAGACTTAACAGATGGGTCACTGTGGTATCACGCATCTTATGTACTCCCTAAGTGGAGCAGAGTTAAGAAGAAGACTATGACCATAGACACACACATATTCTACCGATGAGTGGACATCATCCTCCTGCACCAGAGGCATTTATGGAGCTAGAACAAGCAATGGTTTTGATAGAGAGAATTGGTCTACCCGGAGTCTTGTTGGGAATCATGTGCTACTACATTATGAAGACACAACAAGCCCACAGAGAAGAGATCATTAGGTGGGAAGAGAAGGACACTCTGGGAGACTCCAGACTAATCGATGTCATTAAGGAGCAGAACAAACAGAATGCCACCACTGCACAGGCACTCAATGATCTGAATATTAGTAACAAGGATGTGACTAAGAGCAACGAAAGACTTGCTTCAGAGATTAAGGGAATGGCAGAAGCACTAATGGCAAGGAGAAGATAATGGCTAAAGAAATCACAACTACAACTAAAGAAATCCCTGATCCTCCAAAACCTGTCAAAAAGTCAATGACAGTGAACGAGAGAATCCAAGTGAGTAGATTCATTGCTCGATTCATTATTGCAATGAGTGCTCTGGGAATCTTTGCTTATGTTGTCCATGTTATGTTGGGGTCTGCAGATGAGTTGCCAGTTTCCTCAAAAGACCTCTTAAACATTCTGATTGGTGCTTTCATACCCATCATTGCAGGGATAGCGAAGTTCTATTTTGAGAGTGGTGGGGATCTCCATCAGGAGGATGAAAAGAATATGATACCACCCCATCCAGAAAAGGAAGGTAATGCACAAACTGTTTGAATCGATAGCCACTTGGGTATCTATTAAATTCGGAAAGGAAACAATGCTACCACCAGTATTGATGACAATGGCAGCAAACTTTATCTTGGACATGGTAAAGAACAAAGCAACAAAAACTGTGATGGCAGATGTTGAGAAAGCTTTGGGTAATGCACCTCAAGAGTTGAAAGATGCTTTTGACAAAGCAGTAGATGAGGATGCTTCACATGGTCATAAGTCCTTGTTGGATCTGATTAAGTGAAGATCAGTAAGAACTTCTCTCTGGGGGAGTGTCTGAAGTCTGATACTGCCCAGAGGTTAGGTCTGAAGAATGAGATCACCCAGGAGGGTCTGGTTGCTCTGACCGCATTAGTCACCCACTGTATGCAACCTCTCAGAGAACACTTTGGGAGGTCCATCCGTTGCAACTCTGCATGGAGAACCCCCCTAGTTTCGGAAGCAGTGGGCAGTAGTTCCCGGTCACAACATTGCAGAGGTGAAGCTATGGATTGGGAGATTGTTGGTATTGATAACAAGGAACTGGCACAACAAGTCCCAAAGATTCTGAGTGAGTGGGATCAGATGATCCTGGAATTGTATGATGAGTCTGAGAAGAATCCTGAGATCCGAATGGAGACAGGTTGGATACACCTATCCTACAATCGGATGGGTGAGAACCGCAGACAGATCCTCAGAGCATTCCGCAAGGGGAAAAAGATCGTTTACGAACCTTGGGATCTGAGTTAATCTGGGACTGTATCTGGGACTGAGATAGTCCCAAAACTGGTCCATTTGACTTTGGGACCAGTTTGGGACCAGTTAAGTTTCACACCCTCTGATCAGGGTATCTGACTGAAATCCCACGGTATTTCTCTTTTGCGAGAGTGGTGGAATTGGTAGACACGCAAGATTTAGGAGGGAGTGTGCAGACACTCCATGTGTCTGGTATTACACACTTATTGTGAAACCTTTCCATTCTTGAGACCAGTTTTGGAACTGATCTCTCCCATCAGAAGGTTAACCACAAAGATTAAGGACTGGATTTTCTCCTCCTGTTCTTCAATCTCATTTGATTTCTTCTGAATCTTCTTTTTTAATTTAAGAACCCCTTTCGTCATGAGAAGATCCTCTAAGTTGTTGTGCAAGCACGGTTATGGTTTTCTCCAAAGCAACAATGGTTGCCTTTTGCTCTGAATAAGTTCTTTCTAGTTTCTCATAATCTTCTTTCAGTTTGTCATATTCCTCCTTTTCCTTGTGGTCTGACTCTCCTGTGAGTAACCACATATAATTGGTGTCAAAGGTTTTACAAATCTGTCTCAAGACCCTTTCCTGTGGGGTCTGAGCACCAACCTCAGTTCTGGCAATGGTATCCCGTGAGGAACCAATTGCCTTGGCAAAATCCCCCTGATTTAAATTCTGTTCTGAGCGGATCTGTTTGATCCGTCTCCCTAGTGCAATGGACTCTTCTGTTTTTGGTTTCATTACGTTTTGTTAATGAGTATTTTTGCTTAGTTATCTGCATAGCTTCGATTGCCTTTCAACCTGTTCTACAAGATTAAGGGAGTTGTCCTCCCTGAGATGAGCATAGCGTTTCACCAGATCTGTTCCTGAGTGTCCTAACTGTATAGCAATTTCCAGATCGGTTGCCTTACTCTGGGCAAGATAGGATGCACAACAATGCCTTAAATCATGCCAGTGAAAGTCCTCCAGACCTGCACGTTGACAAGCACCTTCAAAGGACTCCCTCAATGGAGTCTGTCCTGCTACCGGGGTTCCGTTTATGTGGAACACATATCCTGAGATACAGGGGGTCTTACGGAGGTCTCTGAGCATATCCAGTGCATCTCCTGTGACTGCAACCTTGCGGTTCAACCCTGTCTTGGTGTGGGTGAGGAGGAGCAGACCTTTCTCCAAGTCCACGTTCTCCCATTTCAGTCCTCCTACATAAGTGTCAAAGACCTTCTGGGGGTCTCTGAGGGGTCTGCCCTCTTTGTCTGTCTTATAGGACTTCTTGGGGAACAGTTCTCCCCTCCTGCATCCTGTCTGGATGGAGATCCTGACTGCAAGGTACAGGTGTGGGTTGTTAGAGTTCTTGCACTCCTCATACAGTCTGTTCAACTCCTCCGGGGATAACCATCGGTCCCGTGCATTCTTGACCTTGAGAGACTTCACCCGTCTGCAGGGGTTGTCCTCAAGCCAATCTCTCTCCACTGCAAACTCAAAGACTGATGAGAGTGAGTAGACATACTTATTCTTCGTGGAGGGAGCACGGTCCTTCAGTGTGTCTCTGGCTACTGCAATGTCTCCCTTCTTAATCTCCTGGATCAGTCTCTTCCCTAACTGCTTCCTCCAGAAGTTGTGGTATAGCTCATACTGAACACCGTGTTTCTCATGGGAGAGGTGGAGGGTCCAGTAGTCATCCAGAAGTGCATTCAGGGTCATTCCCTCTGCAGGGTTGACATACTGATCCAGGATCTCCTTATACCTCTCATTCAGAATCTTCTCGATCTCCCAATCCTCTGCACCTTTCTCAATCAGTTCCAGTTCTTCCTTCCGTGTCATCAACTTAGGTCTCTTCCTGACCTTATCTATATAGATCAGAGCACGGTACTGCTCTCTGGATGGGTCATACCACAACCACTCATACTTACCCCGTCCTCCTGCCATTTTGCTCCTTGTTGAAAAAAAGTTAAAAAAGTTCTTGACACGCATTTATGATTGATGCATTATTCACACATAACGCAATCAATTCACTTAATTCATCATCTGAACAATACTTATAATTTAACTGTGCAGGAGATGCAAGAGAAAAATGAATGAATTTGAATTTAACAGACTTATCAGTGCTTTAGAAAAGCTGACCAACGAGGTTCATGCCATGAGGATGGAGATCACTCCTGAACTGAGAAGGACTGAAACCCTCAGAAGGCAGCAGATTCAGGAGGATCAACTGATGTCCTCCATCCGCAAGGTGAGAGATAAGGTAAATGCGTGATCTACGTTCTGGATCTCTTCAGTGGAATCGGAGGGTTCACACTCGCATCACAGTGGGTGGGTGGGTACATGACTCTGGCATTCTGCGAAATCGAGGACTACTGCAGGAAGGTTCTGTCTCAGAACTTCCCCGACATCCCAATCTTTACTGATGTCAGAAAACTCCACCCAACTGATGTTATTCCCAGAGATGGAGTCATCCACCTCATCACAGCAGGATTCCCCTGCCAAGACCTCTCCGTTGCAGGAAACCAAGCAGGAATTGAGGCAGACAGGTCAGGTCTCTTCTTCCAGATCCTCAGACTCAGTGATGAGTTCTATGCCTATAGCAGAGTTAGACCATCGTTGCTCCTGGAGAACGTCCCAAACCTGCTTACTGGAAACGGGGGAGATTGGGCAAGAACCGTTTACTCAGAACTGGCCGTCAGAGGGTATCGTTGCGAGTGGAAAATTATATCCGCAAGTGATGTGGGAGCACCTCATCTCCGCAAACGATGGTGGTGTCTCGCATACCTTCCCAACTCCAAATACAAAGGATCACGATTCAGAGACTCTGCAGAAATGGGAGAACAGAGCAGAGAAGAAAAAAGAACAGGGGATCAATCTGCACTTTGCACTGAGACATCACGTTCAGAAATTTCCTACTCCAAGGGCTTGCACGGCAATGTCAGCAACGATCACTCCAGAGTCCTCATGGAAGGACAATCGATTTCCGAATCTGGAGACCGTGGTAGGGAGGATGACATGGCCCACACCAAACGCATGGGATGGAGCACGGGGTCCGTTGAGCAGGGAGAAGATGGAGGAGGGATACCACCAGATCACACTGGTGAGTGCAGTGAAGCATACATCATCAGATTCAGGAGCACTGAACCCAGATTGGGTGGAGCACTACCTGATGGGCTATCCCCGTGGATGGACGAACCTGCAGACCTCCCCAGAGTGACTCATGAGAAGAAGTACCGAAAACAAAGACTCATGTCCTTGGGGAACAGTATTGTCCCTGCGGTTGCGATGATCCCACTGAGAAGGTTCAAGGAGATCCATGAGAAGCAATCTGCTTAACCCTTCTGAGGGACAGATTCAGGCATCCATCCTCTCATGGGGAGATTGGCAGGAGGGGGTTCAGATGTTCAGGATCAACGTCATTGGAGTCCCAATGAAGGATGGGAAGTTCAGACCTTCCTCCAATGTGGGTATGGCAGACATCCACATGACTGTCAGGACAGAAGGGATCTCAGTAGGGGTGTGGCTGGAGGTCAAGAGGAAAGGCAAACACCAGAGCAAGACCCAGAAAGACTTTGAGAGAAGGGTCAAGGAACAGAGTGGGTGGTACTTCATCGTCAGGTCCATCGAGGATGTTCAGGAGGTGGTCAGGATCATCCGTGATGACACCTGGAAGAAGATCAACAAACTACGCAAGGAGTTCAACGAATACGAGACAGGTCAAGGATGAGTCCTGTGTCACCTGCTCCTCAGTGCAGGTCTCCTTATCAAAGAACACAGGTAAGGTCCAAAGAGCCTTCATTTTGACATCCAAAGGACAGACGAATTCTCATGGTTCGTGTTCCTGCCTGTCTCCCAATCAAAGGAGTGATATGGGTCTAGTGCTTAGTAGAAGAGTGAAACAAAGACTGTACATCAAACGGGGGGACCGTGTGGTGGCAGAGATAGAAGTGGGGAAGGTCAGTGGGAAGACCGTCTGGCTATACATTGATGCAGATGAGGATCTGTATATCACAAGAGACAAGGAGTGGGGTGAAAAACGATTCGATCAGGAAGTACCCGTTTCAGGGGTACACGATTAAGTACAGTGCGTTTCACCAGATGTGGGAGGTGGTAAAAAAAAACCACAGAGGACAGGGAGGGTCTGTGGCTATCAGACCGTTCCGTTCCAAAGTACAGGCAGAGAAATGGGTAATAAACCAAGTGAAAAGTGATGGGTGATTATAAATTAGAAGTGAGAATTAAGAATGGGAAATTCTCAAAAATGATGGAGAGTTTTGGAATAAAAACAGTTGCTGAATTAGCAAAGAAATCAAACGTCAATCTGGCAGCACTTTACTCCATAGCAAATCTTCAGTTAGATCCGTTTCTAAGAGTCCGTGATAGTTATCTTGGGACAAGAATTATAGAGGGACACTATAAGAAAGCATACAAAGAATTAAGTGATTTCTTCTGTGTATCCCCCTTAGACCTCTGGCCTGAAGACCTGAAGGAATCCTTAAAGAAATCAGTCACTACTAAATATTTTGATCTGAAAGATATTTCACAGTTGGGACCAATAGTAGGTCATAAGGAGTTGCCTGATCCTGAAGAACATACAGATAAATATTTTCAAAAACAAATAATAGAAAAGGCATTATCTTCAATTAATCCTAAATATGAAAAAGTATTAAGAATGCGGTTTTTTGAAGATTGCACTTACGGTCAAATTGCAGATGAACTTGGTATTTCTGGAGAAAGAGTAAGGCAAATGATTATGAAAGGTTTAAGGCAAACAAAATTAATCCATAACAAAGATTTAAAATCATTCTGGGAGGAAAGTTAATGGATTACCAAGGACTTTGTTCAGAGGACTACAACCGGGAGAGATTCGGAGTACACCCTCCCTACTGCTCCATCTGCAACTGCATGATCGAGCAGGGTGAGGAGTGGGAGGAGGACTTTGATCTCCAGTTTCACAGTCAATGTTTAGAAGAGAGATGTGATGCCACACAATAGATTAACATTTGTAAAATTTCATCACTTTAGTCACTACACCAGAAAGGGCTACACCGAAAAGATCCCATTTGACCTCTATAGGTGTGAGTGTGGAAACGAGGTGGTGAGAAGAAGGACTTCAGTCAAGTCTGAGAACCAGAACTCCATCTTCAGTTGTGGATGTCTGAGATTGGATAATGTGAGGAAGCTCCATACTTCAGGTCTTGCAGTGAAGGGGAACAAGGCAGGGAGAAAGAAAGGTTGCACCCCTCACAACAAGGGAAAGACCCGGATTACACAGAATGGGAAGATCCGCTATGTGGATGATCAAGAGTTAGCAGAAATTTATTACGGGGTGTAATGAAAATCACAAACGAATTAGGTCTGCCAGAACCACTGGTGGATGCAGTCAGAAACGATGGGTACACCAAGGGAGATGCAGACTTCTCCGTGACAGGTCTCATTGGTCCTCCCTACCAGAGAAAGCTCATGGGGGAGTTTGGGGAGAAGATCACTGAGGATGTCTCTGAGAGGATCTGGAGTCTCTTTGGTCAGAGTGTCCACGCAATCATCGAGAGGTCTGCCCAGGATGGTACAGGGAAGTATCAGATTGAGCAGAGACTCTATGCAGAGGTGATGGGGAAGAGAATATCAGGACAGATGGATCTCTACGATGTGGAGAGAAAAGCCATCCAGGATTGGAAAGTCACCTCATGTTGGGCAGTCAAGGATGACTCCTACAAAGGAGATTGGGAGAAGCAGTTAAACATCTACAGATGGTTAGCAAAGAAAAACGGGATGGAGGCCACGACACTGGAAGTAGTCGCAATCCTAAGAGATTGGTCCCGTTTGGAGAGAATGAGAAGGGGGAATGGATACCCCCCTCATTCCGTTGCAGTGAGGGAGATCCCGATCTGGGGAGATGAGATGGTGGAGGAGTATATTGAGACCAGAGTGCAGCTTCACCTGAACCCAGACCCTCCTGTGTGTACCTCAAGGGACAAGTGGGAGAAAGAGACCACCTATGCCGTGAAGAAGGAGGGTGCCAAGAGGGCAGTCAAGGTCTGTCAGACCAAGGAGGAAGCACAGGAATACATTGATGAGAAACAGTCAGACGATCTCTCAATCGAGACACGCAAGGGAGAAGCAGTGAGGTGTCTCAGTTATTGTCCTGCAAGGTCTTTCTGCAATGAAGCAGGAAAGATGGAGAAGCAGGATTCAATCCCATTTTAGAAAGGAAAAGTTATGGGATTTCTACCACAGGACTATAAGGAACCGTCATCAGGCAACAACCGTTATCTCAGACTGCAGAAGGATGAGACCGTGAAGATCCGTATCCTTGGGTCTTTCGAGGACTCCACCGGGATCATGGGTTATCAGGGTTGGACCACCGATGAGGAGGGGAACCGCAAACCCATCAGATCCATTGAGGATGAGAAGGGAACTTTGCAGGGAAAGTGTGATCCAGGAGAGAAGGTAAAGTTCTTCTGGGCTTTGCCTGTCTACCATTACGAGGATGAGACCCTCAAGGTCTGGGAGATCACCCAGAAGACCATCAGGGATCAGATCTCCGCATTAGCAGGAGATGAGGACTTCGGGAACCCCAACCACTATGACATCAAAGTGTCACGGACAGGAGATGGGTTTGACACCTCCTACAACATCAAACCCCTCCCTAAGTCTGAGTTCTCCAAGGAGGTTCAGAGTGTCATCGATACAGAACTCATTCATATCAAGATGAAGGAACTGTTCACCGGGGGTGACCCCTTTGACGGGATTCCATTCTAGTCATGTCTGCTCCTAACTGGAAAGACTATGAGCATATCTTGGTTAATATGAATAAGTCTATTAAGGACATCAAGAACGGGATCAGGAATGAGAGTGAAGCAAATTATGAATACTTCTCAGGAAAATTAGCGAGGATGGAAAAGGATATGCACATGATCATGCACATTCAAAAGTACATTCTTCATCAAATTGATCCTGCATTATTTCCTGACCCAGATAAGGATTAGTTTAATGAATCACATGGAAGTGATGAAACAAATAGTAAAGGACTCTAAACTTAGCAAAAACGAGATTAGAGTCCTGCTTGCTATATTAAGTTTCTCCAGAAAACAAAAGAAGCAGATCAAACGCAGGTACCTCTCAGAACTGCTTCAAATACATGAACAACATATCTCCAGAACCACATCAAATCTGGAGAAAAAAGGTTATCTTTCCAGAGATTACTCTGAGGGGGTCTGCACCTATGAACTGGCACCTGACAGGGTACCACCCGTGGTACGTACCAAAACTGACACAGGGTACCAAAAAGAGGGTACCAAAACTGACACAGGTACCACGGGTGGTACCCCCCGACACTATATAAAAGATATTACAGTACTAGGTAAAGATATACAGAAGGGGGGGTCTGGGGGGGAAACAGAGGGGGGTGCAGACAAAATCCCCTTTTCTGAGATCATCAGAGATTTGAATGAGCTTGCAGAAAAATCATTTATGTCCTCTGGTCAGAAAAACAGAGAACTAATCAGAGCAAGATGGAATGAAGGATTTAGATTAAAAGATTTCTTACATGTTCACAAAGTCAAAACTGAAGAGTGGAAGAGCAATGTGGACATGAATAAATATCTCAGACCAGAAACTTTGTACTCCAATAAATTTCACGGTTATGTAAATGAAAAGTTAAAAGATGAAATCGAAAAGATTGCAGAACAGGAGAAGATGAACTCCCCAGAGACTCAGGAGGACATTGAGTATCTCAGAATGCTGACCGGGAATACCAAACAACTGAACTGATGCACCCTAAGAACCAACTCATCGATCAGATCCTCAAGGGTCTCTCAAGCAATTACAGAAAACCCAACGGAGATCCCATTGAAATCTCTGCAGTGGATCGAGGGAACTGGATGGTAACCCTGCAGGACCTCAGTGAGGAAGCACTCACTCTGGGTCTGCATACCTGTCTCAAAGAACTCAAGTTCATGCCCTCCATTGCACGGTTCAGAGAGTGCTGTGAGATGACCAGAGAGCAGAAGGCACAGTGGAACCCTGACCCTGAACAGAAACTCCTGGAGGGACCACAGAGGGAACGCTACGTCCCAGAGGAAGGAGAACTGAGGAGGAAACTCGATGAACTGATGACTGAAGTGCAGGAGAAGAAAGTCAAACCTCAACCCCAAAGGTATCCCTTCACAGTCTCAATGGAGGATGGATCAACAATGAAAGTCTTCTACAAAATGATTGATGGAATTGAGTACGAATGTGTGGAAGCAGAACCAAACTCAGAGGGGAAACTCATCCCCACACTTAACAGACACACTTGGTAACCATGAGAAATCCATACGAAATCGAAACTCCTGCAGTGATCTCCTTCTCAGGAGGAAGGTCTTCAGGATTCATGCTTTGGAACATCATCCAGGCATTTGGAGGAACCCTCCCTGAAGACATCAAAGTGATCTTCTGCAACACAGGTCTGGAACACCATGAGACCTACGAGTTTATCCACAGGATTGAGCAGAACTGGTGTCCTGTCATCTGGCTTGAGTACGATGAGAGAAAAGTCACCAAAGAAGTTCAGAGGGATGATGGTCTGGATGTGGTCACTGTCACCAAGGCTCATCACAAACTGGTGGATTATCACACTGCTTCTAGGTCTGGAGAACCGTTTGAGCAGGTGATCAACTACAAGAGTTATCTCCCCAATCCTGTGACTCGATTCTGCACTCAGGAACTCAAGATCAAACTCTCAGACCGTTTCATGAAGGAGATCTCTGAGGAGTACACGAACTGTGTGGGACTCAGAGCAGACGAGCAGAAACGGGTCTCCAGACTGAAGGGGAGAAGAGTGAAGGTGGAAGTCGTTGCTCCCATGTCAGAAGCAGGACACACCAGAGAGGATGTGATGAACTTCTGGAACGGACACCCTCTGGATCTGAAACTCCCACTGGACTCCAACATCTTCGGCAACTGTGTGGGGTGCTTCCTCAAGGGGTACTCCAAACTGGAAGCCATTGCAGAGAGAGAGCCAGAGCAGATGGACTTCTGGATTCGGATGGAGGAGAAGACCGGGAACACGTTCAGGATTGACCGTCCCAAATACTTTGTCATCAAACGTGATGCTCACAAGCAACTCGCTTTTGACTTTGGTGACACCATTGATTGTTTTTGCACCGATTAACTGAAAGGAACCCATGATAACCAAGAAACAGATACTCCAACCCCATGACGTCATCCGCATCCTCAAGGCAGAGGGGTGGGATACCATCGTCAGATCCACTGTCACACGCTGGTGTCAGAACGGTAAGCTGCAGGCTACTAAGTTCAACGGGCAGTACTACATCAACCGTGCTCACTTTGAGGAAACCATTCTGGAACCCATGAGGGCAGCCATCGGGACTGAGGAGGAGAGTGAGACCCCCTAAGAGAACCGTCCTGTGGGCATTCTGGGAAGGAAAGTCCATGCTCCTCTCAGAAGCACGGAGGAGAGGGATGGAACGGGAATACTGGTGGGTGAACTATGATGCCATCGAGAGATCTCACGAGAGGGAGTACCAGAGACAGTGCAGAGAATACGAGAAGAGATTAAAGCTCAAAGCATTAGACCATCAGATCCAACTGAGTTCTCCCATCGATTACCCGTGACTGAAACCCATTGATCCCACAGAACTGGGTTTTCAGTGATTCAGAATCCATTGATTTCTAAGAAATGGTTTTTCAGACCCAAAGGTTCCGGGGTAATTAGCCTAGATTGTGCTTAAAAGGGGGTCAGGAGAGAAGAAAGGGGTTGAGGGGTAGGTGAGTATAGGGTGAGTAGTGTTTGTTGCAAAAGAGATGCGTTCTGAGCACAAATGGGTGGGAGAGGGAGCAGGGTGCTCCCCCAGGTGTGTGAGTTTAGACTGCATTCAGAGTGCTTTGAGAAGGAGGAGTGTCCAACATCACTCTTGTCTGTACCATGACCTCCCTGCAGTCCATCAGTAACTTCCAGTTCTCAGGACTCCAATCCTCCTCCCTGTAGATATCACTCTCCTCCAGGTATCGATCAAAGTCCTGAACTGCTTCGCTGAGTACATCAGAGATCATGCTTCCTCCTGTTCATCAAATAAAACCTTGTCAAAGAGATCTATCTCAGGCAACCAAATGCACCACTGTGGATCTGATTCCGAAACTTCAAACAAAACGTAATAATCAAAACCCATTGATTTAAACCAACTGCATACTAAGTGCAGATCTGCAGCACTGTTATTTACAAAACAAAACTGACCCTGAATGTACTCATTCACATGCCCGTTGTAAGTCTCAGTCCAGAACTTAAATTCCGGGAGTGTATGAGTGCTTGAGAGTGAGGGATAAAATTCACCATTATTGAAAGCAGGTAACTCACTAAATGCTTTGCATCGAGTCTGTACTGCTAATTCCGCAAATTCTTTCATTCTGTCTCCATTACTAGAAGGTTCAGGTAATGCCATTGGGTACGTTCTGTTATGTTCCATTTTACATTCTCCATTGATTAAGATTAACTGGATTTTGTATCCATTGAAATTAATTCATCAATAATTTCAAATCCTCTTTGTATGCTTAAATCTTTAATATACTTTGCATTGTTCTCAAAAAACTCTGCACACTGTCTTTTAGACCATTCAGGTTTTAAGTCCCTTATGTCTTGTTCATCCCATACGATAATTAATTGTTCCATTCTGTACTCCATTGATTGTGATTATTTGGATTTTCATAATCCATTGATTTGAGATCCATTGATTTTCATCTCCAGGATTCTCATTGATTCAAAACCCATTGATTCCAAACCCATTGATTTTCTGCCAGTGGATTTTCACCCCGGATTCTGAGACAAAAAAAAACTCCCAACACTGCACGGGGCAGCGTGGGAGTCTGTGAAATCGATTAGTTAAAGATTTTGTTAATAACTAATGCCTGATTTCCTCTTTGATGAACCTGAACATAACAGTTATAAGAATTCATCTTCAAACCTGACTTTTTGCAAGTGCTTTGATTGTAAACTAATTGCAACCTAGTTTCTCCATTCTCATATTGGAGTAAGTCTTTTAGTCTACTCAAAACAGAGTCAATGAACTCAGGAGAACCTGTGATCCGAATTCCATCTTGATCATAAGTGCTCCCCGTGTGCTTGTAAGGAACTGGAACGGGTTTGAGTGCTTGATTTGTCTCAAGTTTGTTCCAGTGATTGAGTGCTTGATTCTTTCTCATTCTGTCTCCTGATTAAGTTTAAAGATGATCCACAATAGATCATCATCAAGAGCACTCAAAAAGAATGCTCTTTGTGATGAGCTATTCTGTTTTTATAGGCCTGAAATAAAGATCAAATTTCATGTAAAATTGACTTTGTTCAGACTGTTTGAAAATGAAATGATTTGATTCTAAAAAAGACTGATTCATATTTTTAAATATTTTAACTGGATCATCATCTTGTCCATGATGAAAACCACTCTCATAGTGCTCATCATTCAGGACTTTAAAACAGTGCTTTTCCAGTTCAAAGTTATCGATTTGCAAGAGCCTGAAATTAACACTGTCTTTTTCTGGATTTATTTCATTTCCTTTGATCACAAAGTCTTCAATCAAAGTTTCCTGCAGTCCTGCATTCTCACTGATACAATCAAAACAGACTGTTTCACATTCATTGAATAAGTGATAATAGGGCTGCCACTGGTAGCAATCAGGAGAAGTCCTGATAGCTTTGTTACAATCACAACACTGATACCACTCATCAGACCATTCAATCATGAAGTTTTCTTCAATCTGATCCATGACTTCCTGATCTTTCACTTGATTCCAATTAGCGAAAAAGATCTCCTCTTTTCCTTCATCAAGTGAATATCCCGGTTCACTGTATTCATGGCTCATTTCATACCAGTCCAAGTTATCTTCAATCCAAGTTTTTAGCTCTGTTCTGTTCATTTCTGTCTCCTGTTAAGAATTAGTTGGGTTTAAACTACCAATCACTGCATAAAGATTCATGATTGCCCTGCTCTTTCTTGTCTTCCCTACATTCCAGAGTAAGTTTCCATAATCTCCAAGAGCCTCAAGTATGTCTTCCTCAAGCTCTGGCAGGTTTTCTTCTAAGGTTTTAACATCTGGATCTTGGAATTTTTCAAGTGAATACTTTTCATAAATGTTCATTTCTGTCTCCTGAAATACTGGATTATTGAGGTGAGAAGACTCTCTCTCTTTAGTCTTCTCATTTTTCGTTTGCGGTCTATGAAGTCAGTCATGTTAAAAGTCCTGAATGATTAGACTTTCAGAGTCTTCAATCTCTATGACTGTGGTGTAGTCTCTCAGGTCATCGATATCTGTGAAGTCATGGGAGCATGAATAGTAGTCTCTGATTTCCTCAAAATTTTCATACTCTGAATACTCACAACACAGAGCAATGACATCTAATTCAATCGGTTCTCCAATGTCTTCTGATAAGTCATCAAGATAATCGTAAAGTGCTTTCAGTCCTTCATAACTGAAATTCTCAGGTCTGACTTGCCTGAATGCTTCTGCGAAACTGTATTCGTTTACTGTGTCAATAATCATTTTGTCTCCTGTGTTTTGAGGTCTTGGATGAGTGCTCCAATGGCTATGCTTGGAGCAAGGATGAAATTGACTGCTAACATCATCAGAGCAAAATCAGGTTTGATCAGACATGCAAAGCAGAGAATTAAACCGATGATCAGGAAAAATACTGGAAGGTAAAGTGCTTCAAAGTATTTCATTCTGTCTCCTATATTGAGTTGATTAATCATCAGAGTTATTTCTGATAGTATTATTCTACTCTGCTTATGTTGCATGTCAAGCACAAAACGCACAGAAAAGTGAAGAAAGTGAAAAAAATTCTCTTGACTGCAAAAAAAGTGAATGCTCAAATCAAACACAGTGAGCACAAAAAGCATAGGTCTATGCATTTATACCTATGCATCACTCGCATCATTTGCATAGGATATGGAGACAATTGAGGGTATGAGTTCAGCGGAAGTGATTGAATCAGAGAGAAAACCGCAGAAAACAGGACGCAAACGGTTTGAGATCACCCCGTCTGTCTTGGAGCAAGTGGAGAAATATTCGGGTTTTGGATTCAATATCTCACAAATTGCCACTGTGCTTGGAGTGGATGAACGGACAGTTTATGCTAAGAAAGCAGCCTTCTCTCAGTTTGATCAGGCTATTAAAAAAGGAAGACTCTCAGCCATTGGCAAAGTCTCCAATGCTCTTTTCGATTCTGCTATTTCTGGGAACATCACTGCACAAATCTTTTACCTCAAAAACCGTGCTCCTGAAATGTACCAGGACGTGATTCAAAACAAGTTCACGGTTGAAGCAATCCACAAGCTCTCTGATACTCAACTCTTGGATGAAATCCGCAAAGACTCTGACATATCCTCTCAGGTCTCAGGAGTGCTGCCCATGCAGTCCCAGTCTCAGTCCCAAGAGTAAGCATGATGGAAGCAGAAGCAGTGATCGGAACGGATCAGAGAGAACCTGCACAAGATTCTGAATCTGTTGAGGAGTCTGTTTGGATCAGATCTGAGAGATCAGGAGACAGAAACCTTATTCTCTCATCCTGGCTGCGAAGTGCTCTGCAGTTCCCAATCTGGCACGAAGGCAGGATCGGATCTCCATCGATCAACCTACCCCCCGGTGGGGGTACCCCCCTCTACTCCGCACACCAGTCAATCCTAAAAAAAATATTAGACCGCAGTCTAGTCTTAGTGGCCTCAGACCCGGAGGAGGAGGATCATGTCTTTGGGTACTGTGTCTTTGAGGAGGATTGTCTGCACTGGGTGTATGTGAAGAAGGATTTGCGGAGGATGGGATTGGGTACTTATTTAATAAGCAGGAGTGGGCTATCTGGAGACGTTTTGGAGGTATCACACAGGACCCCTGCCTTGAATCATTTTAAGGACAGGAAGTTTGTCTGGAACCCTTACAGGATGATGTTATTTGAGTGACCGCACCCGTGAGATGGTATTGGAGTATTTTGCAATGGTGGATGCCATCCGGGATGAGGAGCAGGATTATCAACTAAGAAAAAGAGGTTGGGTATATGAAGATAGAGATGATCATCATGGAGAAGGCGGTAAATCTTCCCGGTTTGGACAATGGGAGGGGATTAAGCCAGACGGACCATGGGGTATTGATGGAGTACAGTGATGGGTTTGTGAAGGTGTATGGAGCACCCGTGAAGATGGATGGGAGGTTAGTGAATTATATGATCCCGGTGGGGAACATTTTGATGATGGAGACAGAGGATGCCTACAAAGCCCGTAGCAAAGAAGAAGAGAAGTACGAAAAACGACTTGGGGTTCAGTCCTCAGCAAAGGGCGTTGTTGGAGCAGATGTTGTTCCGAAGTCGGGAAAAGCAAAGAAAGCAGGAGGAGCTAAGGCTAAAGGGTGAGGGGTTACAGAGGAGTCTGTTTCCTTCCCAGACGGGGTTTTTGGGAGATGGTAGGAAGAAGAAGTTAGCACGATGTTCAAGGAGAGCAGGGAAGACACATTTGGCAGCAGTGGGGTTATTGACTGCAGCAATCTCGACTCCGGGGATCATGTGTCCTTACATCACTCTGAGCATCAAGAATGCGAGGAGGATTTTGTGGAACACGTTGGGAGAGATGGACAGGGCCTTTGGGTTGGATTTGGAGTTCAGGCAGAACGATCTGACAGTGAAGCTGTCGAATGGGAGCAGTATTGTGTTGGGGGGTGCACAGGACAGGGATGAGGTGGACAAGTGGAGAGGACCGAAGTATTCGTTGTGTGTGATAGACGAAGCACAGAGTATGAGGACCTCGATCTTACACACGTTGATAGAGGATGTCTTGGAACCTGCGACTTTGGACTTGGACGGGAGTATATGGATGTTTGGAACCCCGAATGCTTCCAGTTCTGGGTATTTTTATGATGCAGATGTTTTTGAAGCATCGTCTTGGAGTAGGCACAACTGGACGTTACTGGACAACCCTCATCTTCCTGGAGCACGGGATTGGTTGGAGAGGAGGAAGGAGGAGAACAGTTGGAGTAATGAGACCCCGATATACAGGAGGGAGTATCTTGGAGAGTGGACAAGGGATGAAGAGAGCATGGTTTACAGGTTCAGTGTTGAGAAGAACTTGGTGGAAGCAGACTTGGAGGAGAATCACTGGGATTTCGTACTCGGAGTGGATTTGGGATATGAGGATAGCACTGCTTTCGTGGTCTTTGCGTTTTCAGAAGATGTGCCAGAGGTGTACTGCGTACATGCCGAAAAGGCTTCACATCTCACCATTGCAGAAATTGCGGAGAAGGTTAAGAGGTTGGAAGAAAGGTTCCAGTTCGTGAGGAGTGTCGTAGACACCGGGGGTCTCGGTAAGATGGTTTGTGAGGAGATGAACAAGCGTTTTGAGTTGAATCTGTTCCCTGCAGAGAAGTCGAGGAAGTTGGATCACATACGGTTGATGAACAGTGACTTTGAGAGGGGAAGAATTCAGATCTGCCATGGTCCGAAGACGGAGCAGTATGTGGATGAGTTGGTGTTATTGGAGTGGGATCAGAACCAGATGGAGAAGGGCAGGTTCATTGAGAATGAGAACAATGAGAACCACTGTTGTGATGCAGCACTCTATGCATGGAGGGAAGCACTGCACTACCTCCACAGGGAGCAGGTTCCAAAGCCTGAGTTTGGAAGTACCGGGTATTTTGATCAGTTGGAGAAGGAGATGGAGAGGGACATGATTGCCAAGGTCCAGAGGGTGGAGGATGCAGAGGAGTTGGAGTGGTGGGAGGTGAATTGACCAAGGAAGAGTATCTGGACAGTTTGAAGGACATTGTAGGAAAGAAATGGTATTCCACAGATGATAATAGAAAGATCTTCATCACCATTGACAAGTCTCACTATGAACAACCTTGGTTGGTAAGTATTGCACAGGAGGGCAGTCCTCCACGGAATGATTTGGTGGTGAGAGGGTTGCCTTATGATTTTACAAGTGTTTGGTTTCGGGGCCGTGAAATCAGAAGTATTGACAAAGCAAAAAGATTAACTCAATTAGCGAGGGACTATGCCGGGATATCATAAGAAGAAGAAGGGTAAGGGGAAGAAGAAGTGAGTTGGGATGGAGAGGATTATGTTTTGTTGGGGAAGATCTGTTCCCTTTTAGAGAGGATTGCAGATGCACTGGAAGAGAGGAATTACTGTGAGCATGGATATAATGTAAACAAGAACCCTGATGACATAGAAGAATGTTTGGAAGAGAAGAGAAACTGATCCTCAGAGATGAGATGAATCTGAGGGAGATCCGTGAGATGGTGACGTTTCTGAAGGACAGTGGAGTCAAGACCTTTGAGGGAATGGGAATTTGTGTGGAGTTTAATCCTGAGATGGAAGTTCAGGAGATCCGTCCACCGATGGAGGGTCAGAGGGACCCTCTGGAGAGTGATATGATAACCTCACATTTTAGAAGCTGATGTTCTGGTGGGAATCGGAGATAGATGATTGTCATGATGAGTTGATGGGAGTAGTCCATGAACTCAACGACACGCATTATGACAGGATGGTGTCCAATCTGGAGCATCTGAAGGTGTATTCTCAGAGGAGGTATGATCTTCAGGACTTCAGGCAGGGTGTGGTGAAGAGTGCTTCTTATGCACTGGACCGCAGAGATGACCTGAGAATGAGGTTGAATGTCACTCAGAGCATGATTGACACGATCACTTCCAAGATTGGGAAGAATCGGCCCCGTCCGATGTACCTGACAGAGGGTGGAGACTACGCTTTGAGGACAAAGGCGAAGATGATGGGCAGGATGATGGAGGGATTGTTCCTTCAGACGAAGCTTTATGATGTCATGCCCAAGATTTTCCAGGATTCCTGCATTTTTGACCTTGGAGTACTCAAGATTTACCGTGAAAGTGACAAAATTGAGGTAGAAAGGGTCTTTGCAAACGAAATATTGTGGGATTTGGATGATGCCCTGTATGGGTCTCCACAGTCCTTATATCAGGTAAAAAAGGTCCATAAAACGTATCTTTTGGACCGTTTTTCGGGGTTTTCGTCTCAGATCAACAATCTGGCAAGCGGAAAGCAGGATGAGACTCCTGATTCAGACTTAATTGAGGTTGTAGAAGCATGGCACTTGCCCACTTCAGAGGAATCTGGTGATGGCAGACATGTGATCTGCATTGATGGTGTCACTTTGTTGGATGAGGACTATGAAAGGAGCATCTATCCGTTCCTGTTTCTCAAATGGAGTGATTCGATTGTAGGATTCAGTGGAATTTCCTTAGCAGAGCAACTGTATCCTGTCCAGAGGGAGATCAATGCACTGTGTATCAGGATTCAGCAGTCGATGCACCTTCTCAGTGTGCCGATGGTGTTCCTGCAGGCAGGGTCCAAGGTTGCCCCAAGTCACATCAGGAACCAGCCTGGAACCATCATCCATTACAATGGACAACCTCCCACGGTTTACACTCCACAGGCAGTCCATCCAGAGGTCTTTGCTCATCTGGACAGACTGTATCAGAGGGCATACGAGATCTCAGGGATTTCAGAATTGTCTGCAACAGGAAAGAAACCTGCAGGATTGGAATCAGGGGCTGCTCTCAGGATTTATCACGATATAGAAACAGAGAGATTCATCCTCATCGGAAGACGTTATGAATCTGCATTCATGAGTGCAGCAGAGCACTACTTTGACTTGGCAGAAGACATTGTGAAGGACCGTGGTTCGTTTCCTGTGAACACGACGTACCGAAGAGAGATGACCAAGGTGGACTTCAATAAGATCCGCATGGCACGGGAGGAGTTCATCCTGGAACCGTATCCTGTCTCGATTCTCCCCTCCCTTCCTGCAGGAAAGCTTCAGACCATTCAGGAACTGATCAACATCGGGGTCATAGACAAAAAGGAGCAGATTACCAGACTGCTCGATTTCCCAGACCTCAATTCAGTGACACAGGTTTATGAAGCAGCAGAAGCAGATGTGGAGTGGAGGATCTCCAAGATTTTGGATGAGGGAGAGTATGTGGGGCCAGAACCGTACATGGATCTGAACTTAGCCAAGCAGAGGTTTCAGTTAGCATATCTGGAAGCAAGGCAGAAGGGAGTGGAACCTGAAAAGATTGCCCTCCTTGATGAGTTCATTGTTCAGACTCAGACCATGTTGAACCAAGCACAGACACAGTTACCGCAGGGGCTTCCAGAATCACCTGCAGTTGCTTCTCCTGCAGGGGAGGCTCCTGCACCAACGGAGTTGATGCCAGAGATGCCTGAGACTCCAGAAACCCCAGAATCGCCATTACCGATATGACCGAAGAGACTGCAGTAGAAGAGACTGTTCAAGAAACCGTTGTTGAGGAATCTCCTCAACTCTCAGAAGAAGCCCAGCAATTCTTCAAAGACAGGGGGATCATCTCTGATGAACCTGTAGCAGAGTCCCAGGAGGAGTCTGCACCTGAAGCAGAGGTTGCTGCAGAGGAGACCCCGGAGGAACCGAAGGTTTCCAAGGTCTTCAGTGAGGTTGCAAAGAAGAAGAGGGAACTGTTCAAGCAGGAACAGGAACTCAAGGAAAAGAATGAGGATTTATCGAAACTCAGAGATGCACGGAACCTGATCGAGCAGGGGAAGCATCTGGAAGCATCTGAGGTGTTAGGGTCATCCTATGAGTCCATGACAGATCAGGTGCTTAACAGAGGTTCTGAGAGGACTGCACTGCAGAAGTTGCAGGAGGAAGTCTCAGTTTTGAAGAAGGAAAAGTTTGAAGCAGACAAGCAGAGACAGAAGGAGATGGCATCCCAGGAGGTGCAGTCCTATGTCTCTGAGTTGAAGAGTATGGTAGATGAAACAGAAAAGTATCCGTTGGTGACATCCTTCTGGGATGAAGCCCAACAAAGCATCCTGGACATTCAGAAGCACTATGCCATGAACGGAAATGAAGCCCTCACCAACGAGGAGGTTCTGGAACAGGTGGAAAACACCTACCGTGAGTTCATGGACCGTGCAGTTCAGAATGAAAAAGTGAGGTCTATTTATAAAATAGGATCACCCTCAGAAAAGGCAGAGCAGGGTGAAGTCCAGAAAAGTCAATCGAGGACACTTTCAAGCAAAGGAACATCCCGGTTGAGGACTTCAGAGACGAAGACAGGTCCACTCTCTAAACATGAAGCATTGGAGAGGGCAGTCAACGTCTTTCGTGAATCCAGATCGGGAGTCTAAACATGACTTTTTATTTGGAGTTTATTGACAATGGCATCTGCCGACATGACAAGTTGGGACAATGCTCTCAAGCAGTATTATCGAGATAAACCTGTCATTGACACGGTTTATAAGAATCACCCTTGGTTGACACTGGTTCCCAAGAACCCACGGTTCAAAGGGAAGAACATGCCTGTGCCCGTGATCTGAAACATTGGATCGTAATCGGATGAACTGCTGGGACACCTGACCGGGTAATGCCGAAGGCAATCAGCAGCCAAGCTAGGGAGGGCAAAGGTTCCCTGGAAGGTTCAACGACTAGGTGGTGAGACCCAACGATAATCCACCCACGAGCGTCCGACACCTCAGAAGAGGTGATGATATAGTCTGAGCTACATGGAAACATGTAGAAGTGGTAATTAAAAAAGCCACGGTAACATACCTGACGGAAGACCACAGGGGGTGAGCAGTACCTTCAGTACTGCCCAAAGTAACGCAACTGCATCACAGATTGCAGAATTTCTGATCACCCGTAAGAAGCACTATGGTGTTGCAACGGTTGATGGTGAGACACTTTTAGCATCACAGGGAAACGAATACGCTTTCCTTGATGCTGCAGTCACTGAAATCGATCAGGTTGCAAAATCAGTAGGGGATGCACTTTCCCGGCAATTGTTCAGGACTTCTGATGCATCCATAGGACGGGTAAACAACTCATCCTTTGGTGTAACCACACTGGATCTGGTAACAGATACCGATGCACTGAACTTTGAAGTCAATCAGAAGATTGTCACTTCAGGAACCCTCTCAGGAGGTTCAGTCCGTACAGGTTCACTCACAGTCAGTGCTGTGAATCGGGATGCAGCTTCAAATCAGGTCACCACCAGTGCAAACCTGAGTGCAGGAATCTCTGCAATTGCTCAGAACGACTACATCTACATCGAAGGAAACTACGATAATGGTGTGAGTGGTCTGGCAGACTGGATTCCTTCCAGTGCTCCAGGTTCCACGGCATTCTTTGGTCAGGACCGAAGTGTGGACCCAACCCGTTTGGGAGGTCAGAGAGTTGCCTACTCAAGCACCCGTGAAGAGACCATCATTAATGGTCTTGGAAGATGTGCGAGAGAGGGAGGACAACCTGATCACATTTTCGTTTCCTTCACAGACTTCATTGCTCTGGAAAAGGAACTGGAGTCCACCGTTCAACGTGAAGTTGATCCAGATACAGGAGCAGGTTTCCGTTCCATGGAGATGTATGCCCCTTATGGTGTAGCAAAAATTATCCCGGATAAGGATTGCCCCGTAGGAGTGGCCTATGCCCTTCAGATGGACACATGGCAGCTTGCCACCATTGGAGAAACCGTGGGCATCATCGATGCAGACGGAAATCGGATTCTCAGACAGTCATCCGCAGATGGCGTAGAGGTCCGTGTTGGATTCTACGGTCAGCTAGCCTGTTCCGCTCCTGGGTTCAATTGCCGTATAGCCCTAGCATAAGGAGGAACCATGGCAAGTCGAGTCTTCAGAGAGGTTCAGGCTCTTAACCCTGAAACGAAAATCGTAGGAGGGTCTTTCACCACAAACGGGTCTTCAAGCCCTGACTCTGCCAATAACACTGGCAAGGGATGGAGTGTTGCAAGAACCGGGACGGGTGAACTGACGGTTACGCTGGAAGACACGTATTCTGCCCTGATTTCTGGACAATGCTCCCTTGCACTTAATGCTGCAGGGGATTCCAAAGTCCAGTTTGGTGCAATTGATGTTGTGACTGCAAAGACCATCGTGATCCGCACGATCACGGGTACTTCTGCAGCAGACATTGCTGCCAATGCCAATAACAGGGTTCACTTCACACTGTTTCTCCGTAATACGGATATTACGTAAGGAGGAACATGATGGGTAGCGAAGCAGCAACCATCATCTTAGGACCCCTAAAGGGGAGTATGGGATCTCCAGACTCCCCCAAGGAATCCAAGAAAGAAGAGATGGAGGAATACGAGTATTCTGATGAACAGAAAGAGATGGCTAAAGAACTCGTCAAAGCAGTCAAAAGCGGAGATGAGGAGACCGTCTTAATGGCAATCCACGGAATTATGATGAGTTATGACTGATTACGTTTCCCTCACAGAGTTGAGGACTCTGACACGGCAGCGTGCAGATATGGAGAACTCTCAGTTTGTGACTGATACAGAAGTCACCCGTTATCTGAACAACTCATGGGGGGAACTGTATTCCCTCATCAGTGATAATTTTAACGAGGACTACTACACCACAAGCACCACGTTCTCTCTCACCTCTGGAACGGATTCGTATGATCTCCCATCAGATTTCTACAAATCGAGAGGGGTGGATTTGGTGGTCACTTCCACTGAATCTGTCCCACTCAGACGTTACAATTGGGCAGAGAGGACCAGGAACAATCTCACGGTGTACGCACGGGACTATAAGTACCGTATCCAGAAAGGGTCCATTGTGTTTTCTCCTGTTCCCTCTACCAATGATTCCATAAAGCTTTATTACATCCCGTCTCCCAAAAGACTGATATCCAAGACCACGACTGCGATCACCAGAGGTGCAAGCACGATGTGGACTGTGGGTGCAAACCACGGATTTGTGGTGGGAGACACCATTACAGGACAGAATTTCTTGGCTACAGACTATAATGTGGATCAGACCGTCAGTGCAGTGGGTGCTGCAACTGTGTCCACAGACTTGGATTCCACAGGTCTGTCTGATCCCACAACTTACGGGTCCATTGAGTCCAGGTTCGACTTCTATGCAGGGTGGGATGAGTACATCATCGTGGACTCTGCAATCAAGATGCTGGTCAAGGAGGAACAGGATGTGACAGGACTCATGGTTCAGAAGAATATGCTCAAGGAAAGAGTGATCACTGAGTCACAGAACAGGGATGCAGGAGAACCGCAGGTGGTGACCGATGTGGTTGCCTATGAGAAATATTACTACGCATGAGCAGAGTTAACTTTACACAGATTCACTCAGAGAATGCAGAAGTCACTCGATTGCAAAGTCATATCAAAACGACACTCACACCCCTCCTCCAGTTACCGATTTCAGACGGGGTGCTCATCAAGGATCTGTCTATTGAAACCACAGATACCCGAGTCAATCATGGTCTGGGGAGGACCTATGAGGGTTTCATCATTACACGATTACAGAGCAATGCAGTGATTTACGAGTCCAGTAGTACCAATGATGACAAGAACCTCTTCATCTTACTGAAGGGTTCCAGTGCAGCAACTGCAGACATTTACTTTTTCTAGGAGATCGGATGCCTACTACCAATATGAGTCTGAATGAACCCTCTGTAGGTCAGACTTCAGGACCTGATTGGGCAACGGAGACCAATGCCAATTGGGAAACTCTGGATGCACATGACCATAC